TGCAAATATCTTGAAACCAGCGCTTAGCCGTGGTGGAATTCAGTGTATTGGTGCAACTACAATTGATGAATTTCGAGGTTCAATTGAAAAAGACGGGGCTCTTAGCCGCAGATTTCAACAAGTCATGGTAAATCCATCAAGCTTAACCGAGTCTAGGCAAATACTTGAAAATATCAGAGAAAAATACGAAGATCATCATTCAGTACACTATACTGATGAGGCACTTGATGCATGCGTTAGATATAGTGATCGATATATTCAGGACAGATTTTTACCAGATAAAGCAATTGACTTAATGGATGAAGCTGGATCAAATGTGCATATCAGTGGAGTACTTGTTCCAGAGTCAATAAAAATACTTGAAGATAAATTAGTTACGGTCTCTAATAAAAAAACAAAGGCAGTAGTTAGCCAACAATATGAAGCTGCTGCAAAATTAAGAGATGAAGCTTTAAAAGTAATAGATGAAATTTCTGAAGAAAAAATCAAATGGGAAGAGTCATTAAAGATTAACCGACTATCGGTAAATGAGAGTGATATTGCAAATGTTGTGTCAACCATGACAGGGATTCCAGTAACTCGACTAAAAGGCTCAGAACTTGAAAAGCTATCAAATATGGAAAAAACTTTGAATAGCACATTAATTGGCCAGGCTGATGCAGTTAAGAAATTAACCAGAGCAATTCAAAGATCTAGAGCAGGCTTAAAGTCTAAAACTAAACCAATTGGTACCTTTATATTTCTAGGCCCAACTGGTGTCGGTAAAACTGAACTGGCTAAACAATTAGCAAAGTTTATGTTTTCTTCTGAAGATTCTTTAATTAGAATAGACATGTCAGAGTATGGAGAAAAATTTACAGCAAGTAAAATGATGGGAGCTCCTCCAGGCTATGTTGGTTATGAAAATGGCGGTCAATTAACTGAAAAGGTAAAGCGTAAACCATACTCGGTAATATTATTAGATGAAATTGAAAAGGCTCATCCAGATATTTTTAATACCCTATTACAGGTATTAGATGAGGGTCATATGACCGATGGTACCGGTAGAAAGGTTGATTTTAAAAATACTGTTATTATTATGACCTCTAACGTTGGAGTAAAACAGCTACAAGAGTTTGGAAGTGGTATTGGTTTTGGTTTTGCAACAGCCGCAAGCGTTGAAAAACAAAAAGAATTAGCCAATCAAATACTTGAAAAGGCAATTAGCAAACAGTTTGCTCCAGAATTTATAAACCGAATAGATGATATTATTATATTTAATTCATTAGAAAAGACTGATATCGGAAAAATAATTGATATTGAATTTGCTGATCTATACGAAAGGGTTAAAGAAAATGGATATACAGTTGAAGTTACTAAATCTGCCAAAAAATTCTTAATTGATAAAGGATATGATGAAAAGTTTGGAGCTAGACCGCTAAAGAGGGTGATACAGTCACACTTAGAGGACCTAATTGCTGAGGCTTTTATAGACAATAAGATAAAGGATGGCGATCATTTAGTGATAACCCATAAGGCGAACGACGATAAGTTAACAATCAAATAGTTTAATATAGATTTCATATAAATAACTTTATAAAAAGTTAAATAATATGGGAAAATTCGGAAAACGCAAACTTCCAAAATTTTTAGAATTAGAATCTACTGAGGTATTAGACGAAAACTCTAATTTAAGTAGAAATGACCGCCGGTCAGAAATTGAAGCACTAAAGGCAATTGGAATCAGCACAGGTAATGAACCTGGCACAATTATTGAAAGCTATTGGAGAATAGAGGATCTTCGTAACTCTGGACTTGAAAATCCACCGGCTAAAATATTATGGAGTGATTTATGGATTAAGTTTATTGACATTGACTATGATGAACAAATTGTAAATTTTAAAGTAGTTGAAGATAGCATTGATATGGATGAAGTCGAAGATTACGATGAATCCGCGAGTGGGACTGCTACATTTACTACAGTAGTTAATGGTGTTGAATATTCAATAGTTTGTTATATAAGTGGAAATGATGAACAATTTACAGTTGATGACTATATGACTCCAAAACTTCAAATAACTGAACTAACCGAAGATGAGGTTAAGCGCCGTGAATTTAATAATAAACCAGCAGCCTATCGTGACCGTATTGAGAAAAATGATCCAGATTATTTTAGTAAAATATTTAATGAAATTAAAAAAACTGCCATTCGTCATAGTGCAAAATCCGTTACTTTTAATATATTCAAGGACGGCAGGCCAGCTGAACTGACCGTTACTGATTTGGAAGCTCAACTCGATGAGACTCTTGGGGATATAATTGGAGATTCAGGCGATATGTATAGTTATGATGATGTTGCCACAATGAGGTTTAATTCATCTACCTCACCAAGTTTATCTAGTAGTCCAACAAATATTAGCTATCATGCATATCAATCAAATAAAGCAAATGAAAGCTTTAATTCATTTTTAAATGAGTGTTGGTCGCCAATTGATGAAAGTTATGTTCCAGGTCTATCTGATAGTTCTAAACTTGCAATAAAAAGACTATGCGAAGCTGTTTTAATACATGAGGCACATACTCATGATATGTCTGATGATTCTACTCAAACCTATGAAACCTATTTAACTGAATGTTATGAATATATTACTGAGTGCATGATGCACGCTTCTCAAAAAATATAGTATGAAATATTGAAGTCGTTAAAGCATATTGGAATATTTACTGGTAAATTTAAACCGCCACACATAGGTCACTATTCTAGTATTTTACAAATAGCCAAGGATAATGATGAAACTTATATTTTCGTAAGTCCAAAAAGCGAAGGCTCTATCACTGGAGAAATGGCAACCGCTATTTTAAAACTTTATTTTAGCAAAAAGCCGGATATTCATATCCGCCTAGCAGAAGTTACACCAGTCAGGTCAGCATATGAATTTGTTGAAAAATTAGGTAAAAATAAAAGTGAAGCACATTTTAAAGTTAATCTGTATGCACTACCTGAAGATATGAACCGGTTTGGGCAAATGGAAAAATGGCTAGGTGAAAATACAGAAATCGAAAGAATTGAAACAGACCGACCTGAATTTATAGACTCCTCAACTGAAACCAATAAGGACCCTGACGGAGTTTCTGGCACGCTAATGCGTAAGTTTGTTAATGACAATGATAAAACTAGTTTTTTTAAAGGTTTACCTGATTCAGTAGATAAGAATAAAGTTTGGAAAATTATTAAGGCGGATGTTACTGAGAATGGAACCTATTCAATTCCAGCAGACTCATTTAATCAGGCTCAAGATATGAATATTCAACCATCTTTGATTAATGTTCAAACTGGCGGAATTCCTAGACACTGGTCACCAAGCACACGGTATTCACGAATAGATCTTAAAAATAACCAAATAGCTAAGTCTACATCAAAAATGGTAAAGACCTTTAGCGAATTTATTGAAGAGTCTCAAGCTATTAATAACGTGTTTAATAAATAACAAAAAGAACCGGATAAAATGAGTAATAAGATCTTAAAATTTGCAGATTTTAAAAATGGTAATCCATTACAAGAGCCAAAGAAGCATGCATTAACGACAAAAGGTGAACCTAAACCCAAAAAAGAAAAATCATTCGATCAAGTTAAAAGATCAAAGTTAGGCCAGCTTACAGTAACTCAACCAGCCTATTCAAAAACAGTTAAGGATCCAATAATGGAAGGTGTAATTGAAGATGACACAGCTAACCTTGCTAAGCTTAACCTTGAATTAGCTGGATTAAATAAATTAAAATCAACTGATGAACCTACTTTAACAAAAATTGCAGATTTAACTAAAAAAATTGCAGATTTAACTACAAAAATTGATGCTGCTAAAACTGCTCCTACTGCAGCCGTATAAAATTAGTAAAACTAAATGACTCAATCTGACCTAATATTAGATATTCAAAATGAGCTTACGTTCGCGAAGGCTCTACCGTATTCAATTCCTGAGCAAGAAATTATTCGTATTATAACAATTGCTGAAAGGTATTTTTATGATAATTGGAGACATGCAGTTGAGCCTAGATATTTGTTAATTCCATTAGCAATTTTTAAAAATCCGCTATTTTTAAAAGAGCGAGCAATTCAAATGCCAAACTGTGTACAGTTTGTGCACCAAGTTAGAGAAGCAAAAGGCGGAACTATGTTTGGCACAATTGATCAAGACTTTGCAGATAATAAATTTATTGGATCTGAGATATTTTTAACACCATTTATTGGTGAGTCAATTATGTACAGAACAATTTTATTTTCATTTTTAGATCTTACTAAATCCATGACCATTGATACACTAGCCTATGATTTTAATAAAAATACTCATAAAATAACAATAATGGGTAGAACTCCAGCAACAGTAGTAGTTGCTCAAGTTGCTAAAAAAATTGATGCTGAATACCTATACGAAGACGAACTATTTCAAAGATATGTTAGAGCACGGTGTAAAGTTAAATTAGGCGAATTATTAACAACATTTGACTATAATTTACCAGGCGGAATTAAAACTAATTTTGTAACACTGGTAACTAAAGCAGAGGCAGAATTAGCTGCGGTTGAGGCAATGATGAAGTCTGAAAATACTGGAGATTTTTTATATCTCATAAATTTTTAATATACGATATGCTTGACTTTTTTTTTAGAGACCCACTTGACCCAAACTATAGAACTGGGATATATGAATCCAGAGATGAAATTGAAAATACAATTACTCAAATTAGAATGACTCTGCTAACTAGAAAAGGAGAAGTATTAGGTGAACCTAACTTTGGGTTTGATGCAACCGGATACCTATTTGAATTTGAAGGAAACTCGCTTGACCATATTGAAAAAGTGGCAGACGAACAAATTCATAATTATGTAATGATGTCTAAGATTTATACAATTGCGGTTAAACCATTTACCCTATCCGATATTGCAGATATTCATAAATCCGGATTAGGTATTACCATTGAAATTAATGGAGTTAGATCATTTGCTGCACTATATTCGGATTAATTATAATTGACCCTTTGGCCCCAACTCTGTCTTAAATTCACCAGGCTCTCCAGGCGATGCAGGGGGAGCAGCTCCACCCTTACCTCCACCAGATTCTCCACCAGAGGCTTCAGCAGCTTCAGCCGCAGCTCCATAACTTGCTAAATAGTCTTTATTCTTTTGAATAGCTTCATCGCTAAGTTTCATGTGTTCTTTAATTAAATATTCAGTAGAGAAATATGGAGTCTTATCATCATTTGCAACTGCCTTAAGCGCATTAACTGTTGCAATACGCTTGTTAATAAGATCTTGCTCTTTAATCTCTTCAAACACATTATCATTATGCCATCTTAAACCAACTGCATTTGGAAACTTAGGATCATTTCTAAGCTCTTTTATATCTAGGCACATTTGTAGATAAAGAGGTTTTGTTAGTAACTCTTTATAGGCAGATCGCAATCGTTGTATAAATTTATTATATCTAATCTCTTCACGACTAATACCTTCAGTGGTTAACGTAAATTGACCGCCACCTTCCGCAAACCTTGAACCTGGAATTTTTGAGTCCATTTGAAGTTTTTGATTAAAGTATTTTAATAATTCTGAGCCTGATAAATTAGGGCCTTGATATTCTAGTGCAGCAATATCAACCTTTCCTTGCTCACCGTTTGACGGAACTACATAGTTTTTATAGAATAGGATATTTGGTTTTCCATCAATTTTAAGTTCGCCAGATGATCCATCAAAATAAATGTCTTCTTTTAATGAGTTTGTAAATTCTCTAACATCCTCTTTTGCTTTCTGCATTGACTTTGTTCCAATCGGAACGGTTGTTACTAATCTGATAGGGGCATGCATTGTGTGCCAAATAATCTTTGAGTGTTCTAGAATTCTTAATAAATTAAATGACCTAACCAACCGCTCAACAAAACTAACCCGTTTGGTTCGCATATGATTAGAATACGAAATATAGATTATTTGGGAATCAGTTAAGGTTTTAACTGACTTAGAGATGGGATCACGTTGAGACCACTGTAATTCAATTTTTCCACCTGCTCCATTCTTCATTTCCGGATATAGAGTAGATGGATCCAATTCTTTAAATCCAATTATTTCTTTTGGATTAACTAGATCATCGTAAATTATTTCAAATGCCAAATGGCCTTCAATTAAAAATTGATAAAAATATTGCCATCCAGAAATTCCTTGATCAAAGCCCCATTTACTGTATATTTTTTGAAAATTATTAGCATACTTCTCCATCACTCGTTCCTGAAACTGTAGTCTTTGTGCTTTATTTGAACCGCTATAGTTTAATTCTCCAACCAGATCATTTGCATAACAAAAACGATTGTCTTGATCAAATACAATAGAGTCATCCGCAATGGTCTCAATAATAAATTCAATTTCTCCGTTTGAGGCAATATCTCTTAGCCTTTCACGCTTTGATACATAATCCATTTGAAAAAACGCAATTGATTTTGTTTTTAATGAACTTGTGGTATCAGATAAGGCAAGGGTTGCTCGCATAAGATCGTTTTCCATACCGGAACCAGTTCCGCCCATTTGACCTTCAATAAATCCAATTGCTTGTGAATTTTTAATTAAGAGATCATTATATCTCATACCATAATTTCCAAGTTCACTAAGTCGTGATCTAAGAGACTTGATTGGGTTTGCATCTAAAAATCCTGCCATATATTATTATTATTTAAAGTTTTCTTATTATATTATTTGAATAGTTAATCTTAGTCAACTTCGGAACATCCTTCCAGTCAATTAAAGTCAAGTAACTCATATCCTCTCTTCTATATTTATCAATAAAGTATTCGTATTTACTAAAAAAGTCTCGATTAACGAGTCTGGATAGTGAATAGGTTGCAGGTAGCTTAATTCGCTCTGCTAAATCAATGAAATTTCCATCTAAATTAACTATTTTATCCAACATTGGGGTTATGATTTTAAGATAAGATCTAACCAATTCTTCAGTAAGTCGGGTAGGCATCACTTTTAAATTAAGACCAATTTCCATAGGCCCTTCCTGGCCTAATGATATAAAGATCGGCTGTTTATCTAAATAGTCAGATTTACTGGTTTCAAACCACTCATCAACTGATAGAGTTACTCCAATTTGACTTATTGACTTAAATGTATAAATGTGGCCACTCAGACAGGTCCGGTGGTCTACTGGAATTGAAACATCTTCTAAATAGTTATTTGCACCAAACTCGCTAAACTCTGGAATTTGACCGTCTTTTATAAATTCTTTTAATTTAGCTAACTGCATTTACCTATTTTATATTGACTTAAACAAAAAGTTTTCAGTGATTATTCCAAATTTCATACCTCTGTGAATTGCAAAATCCTTAGCGGCCTCAAACTTAGCTTTATTTACAATAAACTGCTTTGCTGCATATACGTAATTTGCAGTCTGCTTATCAGTCATTCGCTTCGGCACAACTGGAGCCTTAACGTACTTATCAGGTTTAACTTCAATTAGCCACTTTTGATCATTACCGGCAGCATCCCGAGTAACAATATAGAAATCTACATAATATGTGTGACCTCTTTTATCAAGCGGACTGTAGTAGCTAATGCCAACCGGTTCAGAAGAATATTGAATAATGGTTGGGCTTAAATCACACCATTTTAGGAACTTAAATTCCCAAGAACTTCTAAAAATAATTTGAGAAATATCTCCAATATATTTGTCAGGGTGAGCGGGTTTAAAATAGCCCTGCTTGATTGCGCCAGCTCGCGGTTTTAAAAACGTTTTAATACTTTTTGACTCTTTAGGTTTCATATAGTTATTTATAGATAAACCATATCATAAACCGATTCACTAAAGTTTGTATTAATCCATTTGTTAAATGTAGCCAATGAATAGTCAGGGTTTGACTTTCGTAAAAATGAAAATAAGTCATTAATATCTTTTATTTGAGTTAGCCTAATGAATTCAGATGAGTTCTGGCATAACGGCTTTAATTCGCTTATTGCTTTATTCCATAGGAATATTGAATAACCCTGCTTTATAAACTGCATCATCTGGGTACGGCCAGCCTTGTCTTTATCAAATATAATTTTTATTCCACTCTTTGCGCCAAGATTAGACATAATACTCTTTGCTTTTGAAACGCCAGAGGTGGCAATACAATTATCGAGTAATAGTGA